ATAACTGGCGGCAAATCATAATCCCTGCCCTTTTCAAGAGCCGCGCCACCACCTACGCAATCTGCTAAAATATAAACCTTCATTTTTTGCCGCCTCTTTTGACAATCGCGCCAGCAGATTTTCTTGTTAAACCAACAGCGCGGTCTGTGATGCTAGTTTCATCGTGCGGCTGCGCCTTCCCGATGTTAACCAAATCAAGAGCAATATTGTCTGGCAAATCTATAACATCGCCAGCTTTAACTTCTTTGCCCTGTACTAAACAAGTGCGCGTTACTTTTACCTTCATCACAATCCCCTATAAAGATAGCAAGGGCGGTTGATACCGCCCCTGCTGTAAGATTTAGGCATCAATGTCCAAGCACGCTGCGAATGATTGCGCGTGACGAACTGCAATGTCCATTTCTTGCATTACGCGGATGCGTACTGCACCTGATGAACCGCCTGTGTAAGGGTCAATCAAGATATCAGGTGTTGAGAAGAAGCCCATCATTAGCTGGCTAAAGTCACCGAAAATCAACGCAGAAGCAGTTGTCAGTGTGCCTTTAGTTAGGTCTGATGGTACGTTGTTTGTGGTTGCCAAGTTGTAACCATAAACATTGTTATAAGGTGCTTCCAGAAGCATGATGCTATCTGTTGATGCTACCTTAGAAGTTGATGCCATATGTGACTTAACCTTTGGATTTGTCAGATAGGCCAATGTGTTGCCGTTGATGGCTGCATTGTCTACTTCAACTTCTTTAACAAGGTCTGTGATTGCTTGCCAAGTCAAATCGCCACCGTTTGTACCGATAGCAACAGAACCGATGCCAGTAGTGCCAGTGATGCCTGTAGGCTCGTTAGAACCGCCACCTTCGATAGCTACATCTTCGATTTTCTGTGCAATGCTGTTTAGCAAATCATCACGAACAATCTGCTCAACTGATGGGTCGCTTTGGATCATCAGTAGGCGAGATACGTCAGTGAATGCACCTAGTGATTTAGGTGACATTGTGATTTGTGAGAAAACAGCGTTAACCTCAGATGTTGCACCATTCTCTGCCACGAAACCAGCAGAAACGCCAGTTGATAGCTTTGGAATAGCCACATCACCTTTAAGGCCAGACATTACGCGTGAGCCTAGCTCAGAGAAAACCAGACGAGCGCGCAGCGCGTCTACAAACTCATTTCCTAGATGCTCAGTTGGGCGTAAGAAACCACCAGCACTATCTGTGCCAACAGTCAAATCACGCTTGCCTGTCCAGAAATGGTCTGGCGCGTAGAAGCCACGAGCCTCGCGCCCAGAGCGTTGTGCAATCTCTTCTGAAACTTCACGCTCTAAACCCTGTAGGCCAGAACCATTAACCAGACCGCGAACAGCTTTCATAAAGCTATAATCGCGCTGCTCTTTTGCAGACATTTCAACCGCGCCAACAGACTGTTCTAGCGGTGTGCCTTCCCCGATTGCGTCCAATAGAACGCCTCTGAACTGCTCAACAGATAGGCCATCACCGATAGCTTTATCAGCTAAGTCGCGTCTGTTGTGCTTTTGTGCTAGCTTAATGATTTCGCCAGCATTCTTCTGGAAATCGCGCTTGGCTGCTTCTGATGCTGCCTCGCGGATTTCATCCACATTTACATCTGTCATTTTTTGAGTTTCCTTCACTTCTATGACGGGTTTAGTTTCAGCACTGCGATTAACGCCTACCCCTGCATCTGCGGGAACGCTCACAATGCTAGCCTCGTATGGCATCCAAGAATTAACGCTGACTGTGCCAGCCCTATCGTTCTTAGCGTCCATATTGCGGATTTGGTAGCCGATGCTGACGTTGCTTCTGATACCATCCTTAACGTCATCATATATCTCTCTAGCAAGCGCACTTTTTCCAAAGCGCACCACTGACCGTAGTCTGCGATCAGTTTTATCAAGATATGTTCTTTCGACAACGCCAATTTGTTTGGTTAAATCGTGGTCTAGCAATAAAGGTGCATGACCAGAATTTAACCTTGATAAATCTACTGCCTCTTCGCTATGCTCTAGCACTTCTAGACCAAATGAACGCTCTACAGGCTCTTCTGATGATAGTGACATTCGCACCCTGCGGTCATCTTCATCAATCATTTCGCCATCAGCCGCACGATAATTCAGTGAGGAACGGTCAAAGCGTTCCATCTCATCTTCATCATAGCTTGCAGTTTCTGTAGCTACAGGCTCTTGCATTTCGCTTTTGCCGAACGTGATAACGTATTCATCATCCGTTTCAACAATGTTTTTAATATGTCTATCCATCGCGTTTACCTCGCTATCAAAATACCGCAGATCGGCTATTTTAGTCAATGTGCTAAACTTATGACCAACAAGCCTATCTGTTTCATCATAGCCTTCATCAGTGCGTTGATATAACCGTATTAGCGCGGCAGGGTCATCAGGAGTGCCGTTGATTGTAAAATCGCTATCAGGCACGTTTATAGAGCCGTCACGTTCTATTCTTTCTATCTTGCCACGCGCTCTGCCGCCAGAGGAATCCCAAGAAACTGAATCCCCTACTGATAGCGCATCTGGTGCAGCGCGTTCGCCTTCATCAATTCTATCTAACATAGCATCTTTACTCCTAGCCCACGTTTGCCCTGCATCACCGCCCCACGCTGCCCACGCTACGCGGCCTTTTGATGGATAGCCTTCTTCCCCTGCGCTAAACCCTTCTGCTTGCTTGTCTACTTCGTGGCGGCTAAAAAAGCTATGCATTCTGCGTACTGTATCAGCCGATAATTCCTGACGGTTTACAAGCTGACGCGCTCTGGCTACAGCTACAGCAGTGCCGCCCTGATTGCCTTCTTCACGCCACTTAAAGAACTTTCGCGCTTCTGCCGCCATCCCCTCAGTAGGCTTTAAGCTAATGTCTACGCCTTTATACGTTGCCATCTTCTTCCTGTCCTACATCTATGCTAGGCTGCGCTGGCAGTTTAGTGCCGTATGGCTGGAAAGCGGTATCAATACCGTAGCGGTCTGCAAGCTCACTTTCGCGGTTAATCTGCTCAAATACATCTTCTGTGTCTTTGCCGTATTGCGCGTGTATATCTTGCAAAGTAACGATGCCATTATTTAACGCGGTTACACTCGCATTAATTTCTTTTTGCGGGTCTACCCACGCAAAACCGCGCGGTCTATAGATTACGTTGTCTGCAAATAAATCATATTTGCCCATCGGCAGATTTAACTTGCCTACTGTAATAGCCATTTCCAGCCACGCCCGATATACAGGGTCGATAAACGCATCAATCATAAACTGCTGCATCATCTTAAAGTGGTCTCTATCTTCAATAGTACCCTGTCTAATGGATGAGTAGCTAACGCCTTCTAGGTTATTAGCCAGTGATACATAGCTAACGCCTAGCCCTGATGCGATGCCGCGCAAAATAGCTTTCTCAAAATCAGCAAAATTATCTGTTGGCTGCGATGGGTCAAACGCTTTAAAATCCATACCCTGCGGCAGTTGTGTAAAAGTAGCTGGCTCTGCGGACATGATAGGCGCGTGATTATCGTAATCATCGCCAACAAACCCATCACCTTCGGGGCTAATGAAAAAACCCATCTTAGATGCGGCTACCCGCGCATTTACTAACGCAGCCTCTTCGAAACCATCTAGCATCTTTAGGCGTGTAAGCGCGTTGCTCATCATCGGAACGCCTCTAGTTTGCCCTGCGCGTTCCTGTATAAAGCAATGAATAATCTGGTCGGCTGGCACTTGAATATGCCTACGCTTTGTCAAAGAGCCGTAGCTGTGGTCGTGGTGGGGATGATCCTCGAACATAAAATAGCTAACTGGTTTGCCAGCTTTATCTATCTCAACGCCCATACGCACTTCGTTGCCGTTGCTTAAACGCTTGTTATATTCTTCGTCTAGATAATCAGCCTCTAGGAATTGCAAACTAAATCCAAATGGATTGCCTGACGGTCTGCGTATCTTCTTTATGATTACTTCGCCATCACGCGCTAATGTTTCCATAAACAAACGCTGCGCTTGCATCCAGCTCAAACGACCATCAACAGTACAAAAGCCAGTGCGCCCCCACGCCATAAAGTTTTGCTCGATAAGGCGGTTGCCTACTGTATCTAGGCTGTTATCATCGTTGCGCTTGCGTACCTGTAGAGATACGCCAGTTGCGCCTACGATGTTAGTGGTCATTATCTGTAGATAGCGTTTTGCATAGGGATGGTTACGGCTTATCTCGCGGCATCTGTCGCGCAGTGTGCGTAGATTTGGCCTAATCTCACTATCGGCAGAACGTGAAGAAGTAACAAAATCGCTAAATAATCTGCCAATATTTGCGCCATTATATGAACGCTTTGCGGTTTTTGGCTTGCCCTTAAAGAAATCCATCACGCCCATATCTAAAACCTCACTAGAACGGTTGAGCCTGTATTTTCGCCAGCGTCAGCGCGTTCTTTTTGTAATTCTTTTTGATGCTCTTGGCGGTAGAAATTACGCGCATC